GAGGCCGACCTGCATCGCTTGCGTGGCGGCAACGAGCGTGGCAACAATAGCCTGTGCTGCTCCAAGTGCTTTCGCTACCTTTAGCATCTTCTTGCCGCCATTCTGAAATGCAGCAGCCATGCTGCCGAGTCCAGTCTCAACATTTTGCAAATCATTCTGAACGCGCATTCTTTCGATTTCGTTCAGATCATTTGCGTGTTGCTCCGCACGCTGCCGCATTAGTTCTTTGAACTCTGCGTCTAGCTCATCCTTGCCTGTCAAGTGCGCTCGCAGCAATTCCATATCTGCTGTATATTCGGCTTCAAGAATTTCCCGCTCAGACTTAAATCCTTCGCGGATCGATTCAAGCCTAGCCATATAGAATGCGTCCACCTCTTGCGATGGTGCAACGCCGGGGACGACATTCTTGTTTTTGTTATCCTCTTCGGTTTTTATGTTAGCGCCATCGCCGCCGCCACCGCCGACAGCTAAACCTCCACCCATTGCGCCGAATGCCGATGAAACAGCATTTCCTGCTGCTGTACTAAACGCACCAACAAAATCTTCATTGACGCGAGAAGCCATGCGGCCTGTGAATGCCGACCACTCTTTCTCAAAGTTTGAGGCAAAGGTATTTGTGAATTGGAATGCCGTGACCTCTCCCACACGGTCAAATGTGACACCTGTGTAAGATGCAATCTTGTTAACAGCATCAATCACATTGTTGACGTAACCGATAGCCTTATTGGTCATGTCAGCAAGTGTTCTTAGAACAGCATTACTCATGCCAACAAATGCTGCTCCAATGGCATTCGGAAGGTCCAAGAAGACTGTTTTTATACCATCATAAGCGTTGATAAATCCACGAGCGACAAAATTGGCTGCGTCTTTTGCAATATTAACTACATCAACGCCAATCGCTGACTTGATGTCATCGCGGAACACAAAGGCTGCAACAGAAGCACCTGCCAACGCACCGACTATAAGTCCAATCGGATTTGCAAGCATTGCAAGCGTGATTGACTTGATGGCATTGGATATAGCAATCAGTCCACCTGCCGTAGTTGCCAATCCGGTCAGAACGGCGGGAGCATAGAACCCTGCGATTGCAGCAACAGCAATCGCTGCATAAGGCGCAATCTCTTGAATTGTACCGCCGAGCTTTACCATCGCTTCGGCACCGGCAACCGACACGTTCAAGAATGCTTGTGCTAGAGGAAGCGTGGCAGAGGCCAGCTTGATCATTGCCCCTTGGCCTACTGCTCCAAGATCGCTGATCGTATCGTTGAACTGTTCTGCCCTTTTGGCAGTGTCTTCCGAGATGGAAATCCCAAGATCGATTGCCCGCTGCCTCATTTGCTCAAGGCCAGCCGATCCGGCGTTAAGCATCGGGATCATTGATGCACCGGAACGTCCCAGCAATTCCATTGCTAGGGCTGTCTTTTGTGCGTTGTCTGGGATCGACGCAAAGCGGTCGGCCAAGTCCATAAGAACTTGGTCTGTGCTACGCAGTGATCCATCAGAATTCTGGATGGCTACGCCGAGTTGATTAAACAGATCAGCATTCGTGACCATGCTCTTGGACAGGAACCGCATTCCTGTTTCAAGATCGGTGAATGTCAGATCGGAAAGTTTCGCCGCATAAGAAAGTTCAGACAATGCCTTGGTTGTGGAACCAACCTTTTGAGCAGATTTGCCCACGGCATCGGCGAAATCAATTGCCGCTTTCCCAGCCGCAACGAAGACACCAGCAGAAAGCGCCCCGGCAATCCCAGCCGCAGCGCCCTTCGCAAACCTGCTTAATGAACTTTCAGCCTTGCCAAGTGCTCGATCAAGGCCAGACGAATTGCCGGTGATGTTGACTTCGATTCCGCTAACCTGAGCCATGCAATAGTTCCTTCAATTCCTCTACATCGGCCCTAGTCAGTTTCCCGGCGTATGTTTCGCCTGGCTCTTTCGGTTTCTTCAACTCGTATTCCAACCACCACTCTGGAATGGTCATCTCCCAGAACTCGCTAGGCTGAATTCCCCATTCCCTCGCCCATAGATACATCCCGTTCCAGTCTAGTTCTCCATAGTCTCCATGATCTTCGCCCTCGCCTTCGACTGGCTTTCGGTCTGGGCGTCTGGATTTTTTGACTTGTCCTCAGTCGGAGAGAACGATGTCAGCACAAGGCTGATCAAGGACGTGATGCTCTCCTGATCGCCCGTTACAAGTTCCTCATAGACCTGTTCGTCCGTGACCTTGGCACCTGCCGACTGCAACATCTTAGAGAGAACGAAAGCAATGTGGCTGACAGGCGGACGACCTTGGCTTGTGCGAACGGCAATGTCCGTGAAGGATATGTCGCCCATCTCGATGGATCGCATCAGTTTCATGGAAGGGACGAAGCGATATTCTTCACCCTTCCATTTGATTGTTAGCTCGCGGAAGATTGCCATGATTACGAAGCCGTGAACGTAATCGTGCCAGAGGACTGGATTGAGGCCGTGAAGGTCGTGGCATCTGCCTGTTCGCCGGTGACGGCGAAGCTAGCAAGGAAGAAATTGCCGGTGAACGATCCGAGGCCGAGCAGTTCGATGGTGTAGGATTCGAGCAGCGCCGAGGCGGTGCCAACGGCAAGCGCCAGGAAGGTGGTATCCTCAAGGATGCCTTCAACTTCGGCATCGATAGAACGAACACCGACATCAGCAAGATACTTACGCCAACCAGCATCATCCTTTTCGGTGATGTCAATCGGCTCATTGTTGATGGTGAAGCTATCGGCACGAGCGCCAGCCACGGCAGTCGAGCCGCGCTTGATACGGACTTTGCGTCCAGCGATTGCGGGCATGTTTCAGTTCCTTTCTTAGGTCACGGGTCCACGAATGTTAGAGAAGGCCACCGTAGACCCTACGCTATTGGTGGCGGTTACACGGCACCGGATATATTTTCCGGTGTCGGAGCCTGTGAGAGTATAAGTCAATCCAGTAGCCGATGCGATGTTAGCCCATGACGGGTCATTGGGATTGGCAGCATTGCCGCGCTGCCACTGACGAGCGAACGTGATCGTGGCATCGCCAGCCCATGTGCCGTTCGTCGTGGTCTGAACGTTGGTTCCAGAGAGCGTGCCGGTGATTGCCGGGAGAACGGTGTTATAAGGGCCAATGGTGGCCGTCATGTTCTCGCCGCTCTCAAGTGTGGCGGTAAAGGTTACGACATCAGCCTGTTCCGCGCCGATCTGAAGCCCTTGGAGCATGAAGTCGCCGGTCAAGGTGCCGATGCCGCTAATCGTGACAACGCACTCCTTGAGAAGCGCCGTGGTGGCGGTTCCTACGGAATCCGACAAGAGAACAGTATCCTTCAGCACGCCCTCGATCTCGCAAGAGACGGAGCGCAAGCCGACATCTGCCAGCATGGTGCGCCAGCCAAGATCATCCTTGTCCGTGATGTCGAGTGGCTCATTATTGATCGTCACGCTGTCAGCACGAGCGCCCACGATGTTAGAGCCGTTGCGGCTTATGCGAACTGATCGGCCAGAAATAGCCATGCAAGGACCTCTTCTTTGGCCGTGATTATATCACGGAAACTATGCAATCCACAATACACGGTACAAGATGAGGCCGCGCTTGGTCTTGCCATCAGGATCGCGCGAGAAATTGCAAGAATCGAGTTCGGTGGTGATATGCGTGACGCCCGCAATGGAAAGCGGCTGTCGGCGCATCCGGCCATCCACGGCATCGACCACGGTCTTCAGATCTAGCATGGATGCGGCACGGTCCCATACGTCGATCTGCACGATTGCCGATCCACCAAGATCATCTTTGCTGTCGAAAGGATTGATCGTGTCGGCCCCGATGGTGATGAACGGGAAGGCCGATTCCAACTCGCTGTCAGCCGCCTGGGGGACATCGGTGAAAATCGCCACGAGCGGACTGTAGTAGGTGCTGAGAAGGCTGGTGACGGCGCTATCGTTAAGCCGGTTGTAAACTGCCGTCTGAAGATCATCAGATTTCATTTCGTTGTCTTCTCCGCGCGTGCCTTGGCCTTGGCGATTGCAATGTTAACCAATTCTAGCATCCGTGGAATCGCTCGTTCAACAGCAGGTATCCATGCAGGACGTTTGCCCATCTTGAAGGTGCCGAACTCAAGGTGATAGGCGTATGGCAACCGGCTTCCGATTGCGCGTCCATATTTGCCTCGGTTTTCAATGTAGGTTGATGTCAGCAAAGCGCCTCCATCGGTGGCCGGGGCTTCGCCTTCTTTTGACGCCTGATGCTTGATGTCTCTGTTTTTTCCCTTGTAATAAACCCGACCTGTTTTCGGCGGGTTCTCAATAGCGTTTCTAACGTCTCTAAGAGCGTTTTGTGCGGTTGCTTTGACAATCAGCTCTAAATTGTTGCCAAGGTCTTTCCCATAGGCTTGCAAGGCCGCGTTGACCTCTTTCAGCCCTTTGATCTCGACCTTGACATCAGGATACGCCATTAGGCCGCAACCCCGCCATCAACGTCGATCTGAAGCCACTTGTTGGCGAACTCCATGTTATCGAGGAACCGGATGTTGTGGATCTTGTTCCTAATCTGCACTCGGTCGGAATCTAGCAATGCGGAGGTGTAGCGCACCACAAGACGCAACCGAACGGTTGCCTCGGTGCGGTCATGGGCAAATCGCTCCGAGCCGCCAACCGGCACCACATAGGCGCGAGTTGGTGCGCCGGAAACGGTGGCCCAGGATTCCGTCTGGCCTCCCGCTCCGTCGCTGGTCAAGGTGCGGCGCTGGAACGTCACCGGCTCTTTGAGCTTGCCGGAATTCATGTCGCAACATTTCATCATCGACTAATGAACTCCACGATGTCCATATTCACGGAAACGTCAACGGTGCTGGCCGATACGTTGGCAAGGAAGCCGAAGTCGCACAATGGCGGAAAGTAGAGTGGCGGATCAAAAACAACATCAATGAGGCCTGAACTCTGCGGATACTCAGTCACGAGTAGCATCGAGGTATATGGTGCCGCTGCTTCACGGATATTTTCGCGCTTATAAAGAACGATGTTCGCCTTCTTGTCGGCATCGCTAGAAATGGTCACATTGCGAATTGCAGCACTCCGATCTCGCGGCGTGGTGTAGACGGCCATCTCAGTCCTGCCACGGCCTAGTGCGCCATCCGCGATGGTTGCCCAATCCTCTCCACCAGCTGCATTTTCGATCACGATTGTTGAAGTATGTGATCCGGCAGTCTGCGTTGCATAAGTTCCAGACTTGGACACATACGCATCGGTCAAACGCATGAAAGCCTGAGTGGTCGCTGCGCTTGCCGATGCACCAGCCGTAGCAAGTGCTTCGGTTATCAGCTCCCCAGCAGGATTGAGACCGATCAGCGTGACCTCTCTTCCGCCGGAACCATTGGCCGTATCGTTCGCATTGCCGCCTGCCTTGATGCGGAGCAGAACTGAATCCGGCCATTTAGGCGTGCGATAGAAGCCGGAGCGTGTGACAGGCGTGAAGTTGGAGCCGATGGCAATATTGCGTCCGAACTTGTTGAACGACCGACAACCCGAAGCCAGCCCGCGCGCAATGTCGAGACTGCTTGGATAGGTCATATCCGCGCCACCTTGTATTGAGCGATGATGCCCGCTGCGCCTGATGCGTCATAGGCGTCCTTCGGATCGCAGTCATCGCCACGATGGCTATAGAGGAAGGCTGCAAGCTGCTTGACAGCACGCTTCATCGGAGACGGGACTGCGGCTGCGTTGGCGTAGCCCGCAACATAGATGATCTGGATGGCGTCATTGGCGCGTAGAGCAACCGGCCAAGTCTGGCCGCGCTTGAGTGTCAACCTCCCATGCGTCTGATATGTGTCAACGTCGAAGACATTTGCAACCGTGACTGCCGTTGCATTGCTGTCCTCGTCATAGACCGTGACCGATGTGATTGACTGAAGAGGCCAACGCGGGATCGTAAGGCTTTGAATGACGCTGGTGCGATATAGTTCAGTGATAGACGTTTCACGCACGCCATCCCACCAAGCCTCACCACCGGCGGGCCAGCGATCAAGCGAAAGCCGCCACGACTGCGTGATGAACGCAAGGCCGGTCATGTTCTCGATCTCGGTCCTGGCATCCGTGATGAGCGCATTTGCCTCCGCGTCAGGGAGTTCCGTCGAATCAGTGCGAAGATGCGTGCGGAGTTCCGCAGCCGTCACCGGCTCGGATGCAGGGGCTGACGTAAGAACCGAACCCCGAAATTGATAAAGCGGAACGGCGGCGCGAAGGCTCATGAATTAACCTTTCCTGGCTTTCTTCTTTGGCGTTTCGATCTTGGTTTCCAGATCAGGGATTGACTGGATTTCGATTGATGCACCATCAGCTACAGCAACCACAGCAAGGTTCCCATCAACAATCGATCCGATCTTGAATTTCAAGACAGTGTGGCCTTCCGGCGCAAACATATAGTCTCGGGTCAATGTAGCTTTCATTCTCAAATCTCTATATTTGTGTTGACGATCTTAAGCCCCATGCGGCTCATTGCTAAAAACGGCTCCTGCGCAGTCACATCGGCAGCGTCGAAGATGTCTTGCACGTCATTTGCGCTACATAAGACGCCCGATTCGGATGCAGCGTTAGCGACGGCATCAGCGTTTCCTGTAGTTGAATTGGTCATCACCCACTGGCTTGTCTCGTTCTGCTCCCAGACCTGAAAGGGGACCATAAAGGCAAACTGTTCAGGGATGTAGCCAGACGAGATGTAATGCGAAACGGGTTCAATGCCAGTCGCGGAAAGCGGCGTAGTCCACATGCCCATTCCTCCTCCTCCCATAGCTGCGGCGATTTGGCGGGCCAGTGGAGCAGTGGCTGCGTTGATGATTAGAGTGCAGAAAATGTCAGCCATCAATATGCCTTAGCTTTTCCGTTGGCCCAAGTTTCTGTCTCCGCGATAATGTACGCAGAAAGATTATTAGAATCAAACCTAACAATGAAAGCATAAAGGCGACCATTGAACGGAAGCGACGCATTGTTTCGACGGCCTATATAAAGAGCTTGTGTCGAATAATTTCCTGTCCCCTGATCGGCTGTGTCTTGATCAGCCTGTACGCCGTTGATGCGAATTGTTGCGGTGTCGCCAGAAATATCTCCAAGGCCAGTTACGATACGTGTTAAAGGTGCTACAAGGCTTGATGCAACGGCATCAACTTGTATCGTCCCCTTGTTATCGAATCCGAAAGTTGACGTTGCTCCATCAGGAGCGGCCAGCAAAAATGTGCCATCGTTAGATCCGATATTCGCAGACCATTCTGCGACAACACCCTGCGCTGCGTCACTGATCTTTCTTATGCCTGAAAACACCTGAACCTTGTTTACCGCACCTGGATTTATCGAAGCAGTCTGCATGCTGTCATCGATACCATCAAATCGCAGATAATAAGGGAACCCTGTTACGTCGTAATCCGTGCTAGTGGTGACTCTTTGATAGACAGGGATGCCGACATTTTCGTTAATTGAACGAAAATCAGGGTTAGAAATCGTGACGATGTAGCCTGTTTCGTTCGATCCACCCGGGACAACGGCATTTCTTGCGTCCAATCCAATAGCGAAATTGTTGGTTGTCGCTTGCGGCGTAAATGTAATGCTTACACGTTGCGTTATTCCAGCTGTGAGAGAAACAAGAGTCGATGCTGCTCCGGTGCCAAATGTTACGCGGAATGGAACATTTGCTACAGTTGTGTCACACACGACATCAAAAGATGCGATATGCTGTGTTGCCGCAAGAGTGTTTGACGACGAAGCTCGTATATAAACAAAACCTTCGTTTGTCGTTACGGACAAACTTGCATTTGTTCTGGTCGCGTTAGTTATGAACTGGGTCGGCCATGTCGCTGCAACAATATTGTCTGTCTGTGTCAGCAGATTTATTCTGGCGCTCAATATTGGTCGAGATGCAGAAGTCACCTGAGATGCATGATTGCCTCTTCCAGACTTATCAAGAATTCTGCCAACGGGCTGTTCTATGGCCGTTACTGGGATTGTACCAGAAGCGTCCTGAAACATCGTTGAAAAGTCAGACGGATCGTACCAAACGCCCTGCTCTCCTGCCGCAAATAAATACGATGGAGAGTAATCAAACCCAAAATCGAGTACCAAATTATCCGCGCAAACTCGTATTGTGATGGACTGACCATCGAATTGATCCAGTAGATCTATCGATGAATTTTCAAACACTGATAGAGTTATTTGCTGCGAGCATGAGCTTACCTCTAAAACGCTCATGTAGTGATGTCCTCAATCACATTGATGATAAAGGTTTCACTGCTTTTCACTACGCCAGACAGAACAAATTGCACATCACAATACATGATCGAAGCATCTGAACTGATAGGCCAAGTTGCTGTATTTGCTGCTGTCTCGGTAAGCGTAAATATTCCTGCGGCGGCATTGATTATTGTAACAGTAAGAACATCAGAAAAAGACGTGCCGACCTTAGCGGTTGACGTGATAGTGTATCCGGTCAGATTGATCGGGCTACCTGAGCCATCTTTTCTTGTGCATGTCAGGCTAAATGTATCGCCGCGCTTGAAGTTGATGCTTTGCGATGCCATGCGCTTCCGCCTGTATTATTGATGATGAAACGGAAAGGGAGCGAGCCGAAACTCGCTCCCGATCCTATTAAGTAGCAGCCACATTGCTGCCGACGAACGTGGTGGCAGCGCGGTGCGGCACATTCAGGATGCCGTAGACCTTGACGGTTGCATCGGTCAGAGCGGTGCCAACGCCGTTCATGCGAACATAACGCTTGCTGCCTTTGTAGCCAATGCCGCCGATGATCTTGTTGTCATCGCCATCGGCAGTAACAGACAGAGCAATCGTGCCATTGACCGAATCAGCCGCGACGATAGCCGCAGCGTCAGCCGCCGCAGTCGTGTCGGAGTGCTGAACCGTGAAGGTAAAACCGGCGGCAGCGCCAGCATCGGTCACGGTGTCGGTAGCAAGCATCAGGGTGACGGCATCAAAGCCGCGCGTATCAACCCAGGAGGTGGCTCCCGGCGTGGTGCCGGAGAGGGTCACGGTGCCAAGCAGGACAACCTGCTTGTTAGAAAGCATATCACGCATCTCAAGAATCCTTCTTATCGGCGTGGTTGCGGAGCGGCGTTATTGCCGCTCCGCGTTAGTGCTTTAGGCAGTGAACTCGATCAGCTTGAGAGCCTCGAAGTTCACGACATCGCCGCCCACACGCTTCGTGGTGTAGAACTCCACGTAGGGCTTGGCAGAGTAGGGATCGCGCAGAGTGCGGATGCCGAGGCGATCCACGATCTGATAGGCTTCGCGCATATCGCCAACGGCGATGGAGAGCGAGTCCGTGGCCGGATCGGGCATATCCTCGAAGGACGCGACCGGATAGCCGAGCAGCGTAGCGGGCTGACCGGCAGCGATGCCGGGGGACCACAGATAAGCGCCGTCCGAGTCCTTGAGCTTTCGCGTCAGCTTGAGCGTGGCGCGGTTCATGAACCAGGTTGCGTTGGCGCGGTACTGCTGCTTGAGGCCGTAGAGCGCGTTGATGAGAACATCACCACCGTTGGGAGCGGCAGCAAATGCGCCGTTCACGCCGGTATCGAAACGCTCGATGGTGCCGGGGAGCGTGGTGCCAGACGGGAAGGTCAGGAAGCCACGGGGCTTGTTGACGCCATTGCCGACAACGAAGGCGTTGGCTTCGTCACGGGCAAACTTCTCGGCAACCTTGGAAGCAAGCCATGCTTCCATGTTGATCGAGGCGTCATCGAGCAGCTTCTGCGTAGCCTTGGGCTTCGCATAGAGTTCGTGGGCAGGAATGCGCCACTTGCCAAGCTGCGGCGTGTTGGTCTCAGCGCGGCTGTCCGTTTCGCCAACCCAGCCCGAAGAGGCTTCGTTAAGATCGAACAGACCTTCAAGGGCATCCGAGGAGATGACCTGAACCGAAGCGTATGCACGCATCGGGCTGGTCTCGAAGACCTTCATGACGATCCGGCCAGAAAGGTCGGGATTGACCACGTAGCCGCCATCGGGATCGGTGCCAACCGAGAGAGCCTTGCGCTCCTCCGGTCCCATGACCTCTTCGCCCTTGCGGAGGAAGGTGTCGAACGCGGCCTTGTAGCCGTCCATGTCGGCAGCGCCGAAGGAACCGACAACAGCGCCACGGCGGCGGGCGTTCATGGAAGCCCACTCCTGAGCCTTGCGGTCGAGATCGATCACTTCGCCACGCTCGTCGGTGACGATGCGAGACTGACGCTTGGAAGCCAGAACGGCTTCGTCAGCGATCTTCTGGGCCTTCTCAAGATCGGCTTCGATCTTCTGAAGCTTGGCCTCGGTCACGACATCGGCGCTGCCCTTCTTTTCGATCTGGGCAAGGCGCTCGTCATTGGCCTTCTTGAACTCTTCGAATCCGGCGTGCAGCGCGTCAACCGCGCCGATGGCCTTCTTGATTTCCTCTGACATGCAGGGATTCCTTTAGCTTTGACAGTGACTGTAAAAGGGCATCTACGCCCTCGATTACGGCCTCTTCATCGCCAGCGTCCCGCTGTCTCTGTAGGGCTTTGAATCCGTGGAGAGTGAGAGCCACGGCCTCTTTACGAGAGTATCCTGCATCACGCAGGAAACGCTCGAAATCTCTTTCGGTGGTGATCGACTTGACGTTTGTCACCTTTGCATCTGGTAGCATCGGGAACGTCACGAGGCTGATCTCGAATAGGTCTACTTCCATCAGCTTGCGCACACGGCCATCGCCTTCGGGAATGGCTTCCATTGTGCGGTATCCGATGGACATGGAATCGATGGCCCCGGCGCGGAGAAGCGCCATTGCCTCGCGGCCTTTTTCTACTTCCTTGAGCAGACGGCCACGGACAAACAGGCCACGCTCGTCCTCGTAGATGTCATCCCAGACGCCGATGGGCTGGCTCATATCGTGCTGCCACAGCATCTTCACCTTACGAGATCCGAGCGATTTGCGAAATGCGCCGCGTTCGACCACATCCATTCCCTGATCGACAACGCCAAACACGGAGGCATAGCCCTCGAAGACGCCATCTTGATCCGGTTCGCGCTTGAGCGTGAGGGATACGTTCTTATGCTGGATCGGTTCGGACATGAACTTGTCGCCCTCTTCTCTGCGAACTATTGCGTTGGCCCATGAGCGGCCAGGATCACCGCCCCAAAGCGCCCAGGCTATGCGGCCAGCGGATGGATAGCCGTCCTCGCCGGGAGACCAGCCTTGACCTTGCTTGTCCACCTCATGGCGGGCGAAGTAGGAGACCATCCGCTTGACGGTATCGAGCGAAAGATTGCGGCGGTTCTTGATGTCGCGTGCGCGGGCAACGCCGATCTCCGTGCCGCCACGATTGAACTCATCACGCCAATCAAGGCCACGGGTTGCTTCTCGTGCCATTGCCTCATTAGGAGAGAACCCATCGGCCTTGCCTTCCCACTTGGAAATGCAGACGGCATAACGCTGATCCTCATCGGGGAAATCAGACATTGCCTCCTCGTCGCTCATGCAACGGGAGAGGAATTCGTCTTCGTTTTCGGTCGGGCCGGGGCTAGGCATGAGTGGAATATATCATTAGTTGATGGAAATCACAACATGGCCTCAAGGGCGGCTTCGTCCACGATGTAACCAACAGCACAACGGCAGTTGATGACCTCATCGCCGGGGCCTTCTGGATCACCGGGAAACATGAGTTCAGCATCGCCAACCTTGAACTTCTCGTCCATTCCTACTGGCGGTTGAGTAGCGGCGATCCGGTGCGTCTCTCTGGTGCGGTCATCCGCAGCGGCTAGCCACTCACGGGCCAATGGCAAGCCAGTCTGCTTTGCGGCCTCCTGGGAGCCGTAATTGGCAGCGCCATGCGTCTCGGTGCGGGCGATCACATCGGCCCTGTAGGACGAAATCTGTGGCACCAGATCGAGGATGTAGGAAGCGGTGCCGCGTTGGCCGAGGCCGTCTTCATAGCCTTTACGAACTGCCCGGATGATTTGGTCGCGGGTTGTTTCCGTCACCTCTGTGATGCGGCGGCGGATCGCCTCTTGCTCAATAAAGCGCAACGCCCTGCGCGTCATGATCTGAGCGAAGCTTTCCTTGGTCTCCAGCCTCAAGCCTCTGGCCTTGGCTTGCTCCATGATGCGGGAGCCGAATGTGGTGATCGAGGCAATTGCCATCTGGCGGTAGGTTGTCTCGATGCGGTCACGGAAGTCTCTCGGCAAGGTGACGTTGCCGGTCTGCTCCCAATGCTCGACCATCTCGCGCATGGCGGTTGCGATCTCTCGCTGAAGACGGCCACGGAATTGAGCCGTCAGCCTATCGAGCAATGCGTTTTGACGGCGCACCTCGCGGCGCGTGTTCGAATCAACCAGCCTTCGAGCCATAGGCCAGTGCTTTCACAAGATCGGGGCTGAGGGGTTCCGGTGCCGGTTCGGTTGCCATGCTCAAGGGGATTTCGGCGGAAGAAACGAATAGCACATCACCGCCATCGATTGGCCCATATCCCTTCAAGGCGCGGCGCTCATTGATCGTGAGGTCTTGTGACTGGTCAGCCATCTGCCACATTGACAGCCGCTTCTCGGCAATGGCCGGGATGCTGTCGATGTCAGGCTTGATCTCGACACCGTAGATAGAACCGAGCCAATTGTTCCAATCGTTGACGATCATCTGGAGCAGCGGCAATGCCGTGTCTTCCCAGAACGCCAGGCGGGCCTCGGCATAGTTGGAGTAAGTGTTATCTCCAGGAATGCCGAGCAACTGCGGCGGCACGCCGAAGGCTAGGGCAACGTCACGGGCCGAAGAGAACTTTACCTCGATGATGCCCATGTCAGTCGGGCTTAGGCCCATCTGCTGCCAGTCAAGTCCACCTTCGAGGAGCATCGGGCGACCGGCGTTCGAGGAGCCGGAATATTGCTCTTCGATCTGCGCCTTAAGGCGGTTGAAGTTCTCGTCCGATAGCGTTCCGGAATCCTTGACGGTCAATGCACCAGAGGGGCGTGCCGAGTTCTGAAGCAAGGCTTGCATCCAGTTCATGGCTTCGTTGTTCTGGTCGATGGCGTAGGAACCCGCCTCGATGGGTGACATGCCGTACCAATCGTTGAGCGGGTTGAACAGCTTCAAGTGCCGCACATCGCAGGTAAGCGTGCGAGGGTCCATCTCCCACCGCACCTTGTTCTGGCCTAGCGTATATTCGTATGCAGACGGGATGCCGTTGGATGACGGAACGATCTTCATGCGGTCGGGGCGGAGTTGATAGAGTTCCTTGACCTCGCGGCCCACCATGAACCGCTCTTCGTAGCCGTTGCCCGCGATCATCAGGAACGACACTTTGGCGCGAACGTAATCGGAATAGGACTGAAGCGGGTTCGGGCGATTGAGCAACGTGATCAGCGGATGATCGACCAGTTCCGTGTCGCCACGATAGACGCCGAGATTGACGGATGCGATGGCGTCAGCGATCCGGTTGATGGCCTGATATGCCACCACGTTCTTGCCATAGGCTTCCTTGGCGAAGGATTCGTAGTTGCGTGGCGACCACACGGCTTGGCCGGGATTGATCATCATCAGCTTGGCGGCAGCGGATTCCTTGCGCTCTTGCGGGCGGCGGAAACGGTCAAAAAGTCCCATCTAGAACCTCACAAGGCGCGAACCGCAGGAGCAGACTGCGGCGCGGTCATATCGGAAATTGCACTCATTGCGGTGTCTATCATATCATCATGCGTGCCGTTAGGAAAGACGGACGCCTCGGACATGAAATCTGCCAGGTGATCAATATTGGACATGATATAGACATTGCCCGATTGGACGTAGGGTGCGGCATCGAATGCGCGTGTCACTTTGTCGGTGTTCCGCTGAATCGGAATGATCGGAATGCCTTCGCGTTTCAGCTTCTGAATCAGGCCGGTGCCGCTCACCTTGTCTTCGACCTTGAAGGCTCGAAGCGGCCCATGATACGTTTGTGCCAAATGCTTTTTCCAGAATGCCCTAGCCATCGTTTCCAGTTCTGGAGCCTCCCACTTGCCGCGTGCCATATCGAGCAGCACGATCTGTCCGGTTTGCGTTTGGCCCCAGCATTGGAAGACGGAATAGTCATTCTGCTCCTTTGTCTTTTGTGCGGTGTCGGCATAGATCGCACGCCACTTGAGTGGTGGCATGGCATCGTAGAACCGCCACCACTCGTCTTTGAAGATGCCGCCGCCGAGCGGAGCGGGGCGTTGTTGAAGTTGACCGGCCACGGCATAGGTGCCTAGCGAGTGTTCAAGTTCTTGAACTTGTTCCTCAGGGAATCGGTCAGGGAACATTAATTCGCCTTCGACCTTGCGCGGATCGGCCCATCCGATGCTTGTGGTTTTAGCACGATCTGGCTCGTATCGCATCGGGATACATAGATGATCATATCCGAGGTCGAGAGCCACGGCGGAAACATCGCCTTCGTTCAACCGCTGCATGATGATGACGATTGCGGATTGTTCATTGTTGACGCGCGATGGAAGGGCTTCGCGGAATGTGGTGATACCGCCCTTTAACTTGGCGGGGCTATTGGCATCATCGACCGAATGCGGATCGTCTATAAGCACACGGTCTCCGCGTGAGCCGGTCATGCTCTCGAATGCCATTGCTTCTCGAAAACCAGTACGTGTGTTCTCAAACTTGGTCTTGGCGTTTTGATCACCAGTTAACTCAAGAGGCCAAAGTGATTGATACCACTGCGACTGGATGAGGCGGCGGCACTTGAGGTTGTCACGAATAGCGAGTTCTTGCTTATGCGCGGTGCCGATGTATCGCAGTTCCTGCATGTCGCGCGGCCCCCATTCCCATGCGGGCCAGATCACGCCGGTGAGAAGTGACTTCATCGACCCTGGCGGGACGTTCATGAGCAACCGCCTGATATTGCCATGCGTCACGGCTTCAAGATGTTCGCATATAGCATCAAGCGCCCATCCCCATTTGAGATGCGTTGATGGCTCAAGAATGTGCCATGCACGTTGTGCGAAGTAGATAAGTGACCTGCGGCATAGTTCCTTCTCAACCGCCGCAAGGTCAGCGCCGTTTAGATTGTGCATCCGCAGCCCGCATGATTTCGGCCAGCGTCTCAGTCGATAGGACAGATACATCGAGGGACGGACGCGGCGTCATGGTGCCGTCTTCGCTCGTAAGATCAACGGAAGCCTTTGGCATACCTAGGCCGCGATCTTCGCTTTCCTTGATCAGCTTTAGAATGTTGCCCTCTATGCGTTCAAGAGCGGCAGCGGTTGATGTGTCATCTTGGAGCGTTGCTTGAACGGCTTCAAGAAGCCGCGTTCTGATCTTGGTGGCCAGTTCGGCGTTGCGGATTTCAGCCTTGCGCTGCTCAGATGTTATCCCGCCTGGATTACCAGACTGACCTTTCTTGAACCGAGAATGAACCGGAGGGGGCGGCGTGGGCATTTTTAGCCTGTTTTGAGGCTAGGTGGAACTGCCTTAACGGCAAGTTCGATGTATCGCGGAATCGGCTGCTTTCCGGTTTCGTAGGCGCGAAATGTGTTGCGTGCGAGGCCAAGAGCCTCTGCTGCTTGTCGCTTCGATAGGGCAACCGAGGTGCGCCATTGGATGAGTTCGTCTGGTGTCATGCGGCGCAATATAGAGCAAAAAAAGCCCCACCACAAGGGCGGGGCCAGTTTGCTGCGATGGGGAGTATGTCATCGCTGGTTCGATTATGGTATTACGCCATGTTGTTCTTGCCAATACATTTCCGGAATAGTCTGGAATTGTCGAGATCCGATGCGGAGTGCGATCATGCGTATTGCCAGTGTATAGCATGCGATTGCGTCGCGTTCCCAGTCGTATTGTTTTTCCTCGACAGTTCCAATTCGGCCAATTCGAGCCATGATCTGGCTTTGGTTCGGCTGTATCCCATATCCTTCCGTCTGTATGATCTGCGGCGTTTCATTGCTGCGAATGCTTCCCATGTTCCAACTTCTTCTGCGTCGCGTTCTTCTTGGCGTCTGATCTGCAATTCTTCTCTGGCCCATTCGATGGTCATGCAGCGTCTCCAAAATCAAAGAGTGATGCGGACTGAGCTTCGACGGAAGCGATATTCTTGCACGCCTGTTTCCAGTAAGATTCCTTTAGTTCAGTTCCTATGAACTTGCGGCGTAGCTTGACGGACATGAATCCTTCAGATCCGATGCCCATGAATGGCGACAACACGATGTCGCCTGGGTTGCTCCAAAGTATCAACGCCCGCTCGATCAGATCCAGTTGCAGCGGGCAAAGGTGCTTCTCATCCTTGTTCTCTTTCGCCATGCGAACGTTCAACGTGTTCGTCTGCTGAATATCCATCCAGACGGGAGATGCCCATTGCTGCCATTGATCGACGGGGAAGTTCTCCGGTGTATGAGTAATTGGTTCGGCATTTTCGCCTGGTGCGCGGAATACGAGAAGGTAATCAGGCATCCCCGTGCGGCTCTTGCTGCTGTCCTTCTGAAGTTGCTTGTAGAG